AACGTTGAGTTATCCATCTAATTCACAAGGTGTCAGTCTTGGTAACTCAGTATCTTTTGCAATAGCGATAAATCAAAATGGAAGTATATTTACTTTTGTAGAATCAATTAAGTTTTAGGTGATACATGGCAATACCATTAATATCAAATGTAGGATTTACCGAAGTAGACTCAAGTGGTAGTTTAAACACTAAAGCTGGCGATAGAACTAAACTTCCAATACAGTTTTTTAGATTGTCTGATAATATAAGTGGTAATTTAAGTTTAGATAATAATTCTGCACATAAAAAGATAATACTTGATACAAATGGTAATAACATAACAAATTCATCTGGTTCGCCTTTAACAACAAATTCTAGTACAACATTAGAATTAAAAGGCAGTGGTGATGTGCAGTCTACACTGAAAACATTTACATCTAGTGGAAGCAGTAATACTACAATTAGCGAAGCTGACAACTCTACAGTTACAGTTCAAACAGACACACATACTTTTGATACTTTATTAATTAATGATGTTAGACCTGATCCGGGTAATAGTTTTGGTTCTGGTGGTGGTGTTTCTTTTGGAGATGGAAACACAACAGTAACAAAGCCAAACACTGGTAGTGCTACTGGCATGCTTGTAAATGAAACTTATTATAACACAAGCACTGCCACTAATTTTGGAGGTGTAGGACTTACAAATGTAGATAGATCTGATTTTGGTATGTCTTTTACTCATGCTTTTGTTGAAGATGGCACACGAATAAGTGGTCGTATTTCTGGTCCATCCTCACCGGGCGGAACTGGAGGCACAAGTACATTTGACGGTGGTACTTCAAAACGACCAAGCACAAATACAATTCATTCTCATGCAGGTAGTACATATCGTTTTATGAAATGGAATGGTGCTTTAGTTGGTGTGAATAATGGCAATTCAGGTAGTTTTGATATTGAAATATTTATAGACTCTGCCACAGGTAAAGCAGTGGTTGCAATTATAGGTGGTCGTGGAGCTTTTAATCAAATTAGAAACGTAAGTGTTACAGGTCCAACAGCAGGTAGAAGATTTATATTTACAAACAATTTAGCAATATCATGTGTATTATCTGGCAGTGATCCTTTTAGTGCAACAGTATCTGCTGGTTCTACAAGCACTGCAAACAGAGATTCAACAGATAGCTCTTTTAGTTTAACAGGCACAATATCTGGTAGCGATGGTAGTGGCAGGCCTTTTGCTTTGAAAGACATAAATGATGGTACAGGCAGTGTCGATGAAACTGCTTATACTGGAACTAAATCAGTGAGTGCTTTTTAATGCCTTTAAATAAATTAACATTTAAGTCTGGTATTGTGTCTGATATTACACCTTATAGTAATGAGGGTGGTTTTGTTGATGGCGATAAGATAAGATTTAGATTAGGTTCTCCAGAAAAAATAGGTGGCTGGGAAAAATTTAGCACAAACACATATGAAGGATCGGCTAGAAGACTTCATAACTGGGTTGCTTTGGATGGCTCTGACTTTTTAGGTATTGGAACACATCTTAAATATTATATTGAAGAAGGTCAAACTTTTAATGATATTACACCTATTAGGAATACAACTGGTGCAGGCGACATAACTTTTGCAGCGACTAATGGATCAACAACAATAACTGTTACTGACCCAGCACATGGTGCAAACGAGAAAGACTTTGTAACATTTTCTGGTGCTGTTAGTTTAGGTGGCACAATAACTGCCACAATTCTTAATGCAGAATTTCAAATAACATCATTGATAAGTTCTAATGCTTACACGATCACATCGAGTGTAGCGGCAAATTCATCCGACTCTGGCAATGGTGGTGGTAGTGTTGTGGGTGCATATCAAATAAATGTAGGATTAGATGTAACAGTAGGAGGAACTGGTTTTGGTGCTGGTCAGTGGAGTGGTACAACCTCTGGAGCTTTGGCAACACAGTTAGCAGAGGCGCTAGACGCAAGTGAGACCGCAATAGATGTAGACAGTGCAACAGGTATTACGGCTGGTGATTTAATACTGATAGATGAAGAGCTTATTACAGTCGGCACAATAAGTTCTAATACCTTAGGAACTGGCGGTGGTCCATCAACAAGAGGTGCAAGTGGCACAGATGCTGCAACACATGCAGATAACACGCTTGTAAGATTGGCAACTGGAAATGCAGATTCTGCTAATGACTTTGTTGGGTGGGGTAATGCAGCTTCTGTTACAGTTCCGGGAGCGCAAATAAGATTATGGTCACATGATAATTTTGGAGAGGATCTAATAATTAATCCAAGAGATGGTGGATTATTTTATTGGGATAAAACAAACGGTTTATCAAACAGAGCAGTAGAGCTTTCTACTAGAGCAGGCACAAAAACTAGTGTCCCAACAATAGCAAAGCAAATAATAGTGTCTGACCAAGATAGACATGTTATTGTTTTTGGATGTGATGGTTTAGGCGCAAGCGCATCCGCAACACAGGGTGATGGTGTGCAAGATCCATTATTGATACGTTTTTCATCACAAGAAAATCCATTAGATTTCTTTCCTACTACAACTAATACAGCAGGAGATATTAGGTTAGGTGGTGGATCTACATTCGTACAAGCTGTTGAAACTAAAGAACAAATATTAGTTTATACAAATAAAACGCTCCATGCCATGAGATTTATAGGTCCTCCATTTACTTTTGGTATAAAAGAATTATCAAAGAACATAACAATAATGAGTCCGTTTTCTGCAATAGCTGTTGATGACAATGTTTATTGGATGGGTGTAGATACTTTTTATATGTACTCAGGGCAAACACAACAGTTGCCATGTAGTGTAAAAGATAAGGTATTTTTAGATTTAAACATTGCAGAGCGTGATAAAGTTCATGTTGGTGCTAATACAGAGTTCAGTGAAATATGGTGGTTTTATCCTAGCGCAAATAGCACAGAAATAGATAAGTATGTAATATATAATTATTTAGAAAATATATGGTATTTTGGATCTCTTGCAAGACAGGCTTGGCTAGATAGAGGCATAAGGGCTTTACCGTTAGCTACAGGAAGTCAACATCTTTTTAATCACGAAACTGGATTTGATGATGATGGAAGCGCAATGACAGCGTTTGTAGAATCTGCTCCAATGGCATTAGGTGGTGCAGATAGGTTTTCTTCTATAAGCAGAATAGTCCCAGATGTTAATTTTGCAGGATCTACTTCAATAAATCCACAAGTTGATTTTACAATAAAAGCAAGGACACATTCAGGTTCTGGATTTACACAAACTGATGATAGCAATACCTCGCAAAGAACAGCCACTAATCCTGTAGAGGTTTATACAGAAAAACTAGATGTAAGAGTTAGAGGCAGAACTTTTGCACTACGAGTTGAGGCAACAGAGTTAGGTACAAAGTTTAAGTTAGGATCGCCTCAAGTAAATATTGTGCAAGATGGAAGAAGATAATGTTAGTTACAAGCATACCACAATATGTTCAGGGCTTAACAAATGCCAAGTTAGATTTAACATCAACAGATGCTACAACTTTATATACAGCACCAACTACAGCAGATTTTAATGCTTCTGTAGTAAACAGTATAATAGTATCTAACGACTCTGGTAGCTCAGATACAATAACCATTACCATTACTAATGGTGCCAATGTTTTTAGTTTATTTAATGTTAAAACAATAAATGCAAATACATCTACAGAATTACTGACTAGAGATTTAATACTGCAAGAGGGAGAGATATTAAAAGCAACAGCAGCTACTGCTGACAGATTACATGTAGTTGCAAGTATACAAGAGTTTGCAATACACAGAACACCACAGGTAGATTTGTAATGACAGCATTTATGTTGGCATGTTATCTTAATGGAGTTGCACAGGGAGCTATATATTTTAGATCTGTTAATGATTGTACGCATTATACTAAGTATCTAAGTGAGCAACAGTATAACAATGAGACAGGGCAAACTGTTATATATGAATGTATATGCAAACTTGTACCGCAGGTTAATGAAAAGAAAGTGAGGGTATATTAATGTTACAGGCGTTGATAGGACCAGTTACAGGACTGTTGGATAAATTTATACCTGACGCAGACCAAAAGGCTAAGTTGGCTCACGAGATAGCTACCATGTCCGAAAAACATGCTCAGGAGGCTTTGCTTGCTCAGTTAGAGATTAATAAAGCAGAGGCTGCAAGTGGATCTATATTTAAGGGCGGCTGGCGCCCAGCAGTTGGGTGGGTCTGTGCGATTGCTTTTGCCTATCATTTTATCGTAAAAGATTTAATTATATTTGGTGCGAGTTTTGCTGGTGCAGAACTACCAGAGCTGCCGGATTTTGATATGGGTACACTTTTAACTGTTCTTGGCGGCATGCTCGGCATCGGAGGACTTAGGACATATGAAAAGCAGAAAGGTCTTACAAAATGAGTTTATATAGAAATATACAAGCTAAGAGAAGAAGAATAAAAGCTGGTAGTGGTGAAAAGATGCGTAAAGCAGGTTCTAAAGGAGCGCCTACTAAGAAAAACTTTGCAAGAGCAAAGCAGACAGTTAAGAAAAGATAATGTCAGACAGACTTTTTAGGATAAGAAGAAAGATGGCTAAAAAAAGAGACCCTAAAGTTGGAACAGGAAAAAAACCAAAAGGTTCTGGTAGAAGATTATACACAGATGAGAACCCAAAAGACACAGTTGGTATCAAATTTGCCACAGAAGCAGACGCAAGAGCTACGGTTGCAAAGGTTAAAAGAGTCAGTAAACCTTTTGCGAGAAAGATACAAATCCTTACAGTTGGTGAGCAAAGAGCAAAGGTAATGGGAAAGAATAAAGTTGCTAGTATATTTAAAAAAGGCAAAGAAAGCATACGAAAGGCACATAAAAAATGATGTGGTTTTGGTTAAGTTTATCTAAATTTTTTAATAAAATAGGTAATTATTTTTATTACAAACATGTTATGTGTGTTAAAACAAGGGCAAGGGAGTCAGTAAATGGACATAGAAAAATTGCGACAGGAAATAGAGGCAGACGAGGGAAACGTACATGAAATTTACTTGGATCACCTCAACTTGCCTACTTTTGGGATTGGTCATTTGGTTCGTGATACTGACCCAGAGCATGGCCAACCCGTTGGTACACCTGTAAGTGAAGAGCGTGTAAATAGTTGTTTTGACAGTGATATACAAGGAACTATAAAAGATTGTAAAAATTTATTTGGCAACTTTGATGACTTACCAGAAGAGGCGCAATTAATTTTATCTAATATGATGTACAATTTGGGGTACACAAGACTAAGTAAATTTAGTAAACTTAGAGCAAGTATATCAATAATGGACTTTACTGAGAGCGCAAATCAGATGTATGACTCGAAATGGAGAACACAAGTGCCTAACAGAGCAGAGCGTTTAATAAACAGAATGAAAGCATTAGGAGCGTAATATGTTACCAGCAATATTAGGAATGGCGGCACAGGCATTAATACCTACAACTATTATGCCTGCGTTTATGGCAGGGGCCATAGGAAGTGGTATAGGTTCTTTGTTGCAAGGTGGAGGTACAGATGAGGCCCTTGAAGCCGCTTTCTTAGGAGGCCTTGGTGGAGCTATAGGTGGACAAATGGGTGGAGCAGGTAGTGATGCTGTAAAGATGGGAAGCGCTGATTTAGCTGCAAAAACCACTCCAAAATTTTCTAGTGATTTAACCATGGCTGCAGGACCAAAAACATTTGCGGATCAAATGGCAGCTAATCAAGCATTAAGTAGCTCATTAAGCTCTTCTATGAGTGCGCAAGCACCATCTTTTCTTAGTCAATTAGGAACACCAACAGCTATTGGTACGGGTTTAGGCGCATCCTTTGCCGCTCCTCCTCCTATGAAGAAAGTAGAAGATGACTTTGTTGCACCAAGAGGGAAGCCTATATCTGGCGATGTAAGAGCAATGCCTGATGATTATGAGCCGGGTAAAGATTCTGAGTTTGATTTTGGATTTCAAAGAAACTTCCAAGAAGGCGGTCTAGTAGCTTTAGGCAACGAAATGGAAGGTGAAGGTGAAATGAATGACAAAGAGCTTATCAGTGCGGCTGTAGAGGCTATTAAAGGCGCATCTGAGAACCCAGAGGTGATACTAGGTCAGTTTTTAGCAAAGTTTGGTGAAGATGCTTTAAGAGATCTAGTTGACAAAGTGCAGTCTGGTCAGTTTGATGAAAACACTGGTGAAGGTGATGGTATGGTAAAAGGCATGGGTGATGGCATGGATGATATGATACCTGCATCTTTAGAAGGTGACCAAGATGTATTACTTAGTGATGGCGAGTTTGTTGTACCTGCTGATGTTGTTAGCGGATTAGGTAATGGATCATCAGATGCTGGAGCAGATAAGTTAGAAAATATGATGGATAGAGTTAGAGAATTAAGAACTGGAGGGAAGACACAGCCACCAGATATACCTGATGAGATGATGTTGCCTGCATGATTTGCACAGCAGTGCCTCGTGAGGCAATAGACATAGTATGGCCTGATGTAGTGAATATGCTTAATAAGGCTGTAGAGACAAGTAAAGGTAAGTATCATATAGATGATATTTACGAAGATTTAACAAAAGGTTTTTATAATCTTTGGTTAATTATAGATGATAAAGGTGAAGAAAAGGTAATAGCAGCTTTGACAACTAGATTAATAAAATATCCAAACAGAAGTGCCATGGCAATGGATTGGGTTGGTGGTAAAAGAATGGCAGAGTGGTTACCTATTGCTATGGAAAAACTATCTAGCTTTGCAAAAGACTGTGGATGCAGTCATTTAGAAGGTTATGGTAGGAAAGCGTGGATAAAGGTATTAAAAAGATATAATTGGAAACCAGAGTATATAGCTTATCGTATGGAGATAGACAATGGGTAAAGGTAGATCAAGACCACAACCATCAGAACAAACTGTAGTACAAAGTAATTTACCTAAATACTTTGAACCATATGCAGTTGATATGATTCAAAGGGCTGAGTCTGAAAGTAAAAGAGCTTACACACCATTTGAGGGTCAAAGGTTAGCGGATGAATCAGCAGATTTAGGTACATCACGAGAAAGAGTTAGGAATATAGCTGATGCAGGTATTGCAGGATTGCCCACTGCTCAATCAGGTGTTACTGCTGGTATGGGAAGAGCGGCACAAGGTTTAGGTTTTCAAGCACAACAATTTGATAGTGATGCAGCACAGCAGTATATGTCACCGTATATGCAAAATGTAGTAGATGTACAGAAAGCACAGGCCATTCTAGACGCTCAAAGAGCTGCCGCTGGAAGAGGTGCGCAGGCGGTACAAGCAGGAGCTTTTGGTGGCAGTAGATCTGCAGTGCAGGATGCATTAGCTGGAGAGGCTTTATCTAGGCAATTAGGTGAAATACAGGCTACAGGACAACAAAGGGCATTTGAATCTGCACAGCAGCAGTTTGAAAGAGATAGACAAGCTAGAGAGCAAGCAGAAAGATTAGGTATTAGTGCTGGTGAAAGCCTTACACAGCAGTCTACACAATTAGCTCAGTTAGGTGATCTTGCCAGAAAAGGCGATATACAATCAGCAGAATTGTTAGAAAAAATTGGCAAAGATCAACAAGCAAGACAGCAAGCTGGATTAGATTTAGCTTATGAAGACTTTGTAAGACAAAGAGACTTCCCAAGAGAGAGCCTAACATTCTTATCATCAATATTGCGTGGTGTTCCTGTGCAACCATCAACTGAGACTGTTAAATTTCAACAGTATAATCCTATCCAAGAAGCATTAGGTACAGGTATAGCAGGTCTTGGATTATATAGAGGGTTAACAAGATAATGAATATATTACAATTACAAGATGATTTAAAAAACTTTTCAGAAGAGCAGTTAGTTAATGAAATGAGGAGGCCATCAGGAACGGCGCCGCAATATCTTGTATTGTCTGAAATGAATAGAAGACAAAGAGTTAAGTCTGATTATCAAGCAGCACAAGCATCGGACCCCTCAACAGTGGCCGAGGAAGCGGTGGCTAGCGCAGGTGTCCCTGCATCTGGTATAATGGGCATGGCTCAGGCTATGGCTCCTAAAAGTGAAAGTTCACTTTCAGCTCCTAAACCACCTGCTATGATGATGCGTGAGGGCGGTGTTGTAAATGCACAACAAGGTACATATTTCCCATCAACCTCTGAGTTATATGGTATATATGGTCAAGAATCTGGTTTTGGCAAAAATTTAATTGGCAGTAAAGGAGAGGTTGGCCCATATCAAGTTTTACCAACCACAGCTTTAAAATCAGGATATGGAATGTTAGAGTTATTTCCTGAGATATCAGCGCAAATAGGCAAAGGCAAGAAGTATGAAACAGCAGAGCAAGCCTATGCTGATAACAAAGAAAAGATAGATAGTGTTCTTATGAGTGGCAAAAAGACAGAGCCATTTGTAAAAAGTTTTTTAGACACAGCAGAGAAAGAATTAGGAAGTAGAGATTTAGCTTTATTAGCATTTAATCAAGGTATAGCAGGCACAAGAGGTTTTAAAGGCAATCCTTTAGATACTGATTATGTATCAGGTGTAAAAAGTAATATAACTACATTTGATGAAAGGCCTATTAAACCAAATCTTTTGACTCAAATGATGACATCTACAGGAGAAGCCGCAACAAAAGATAAATCTATGGTTGGAGAGTTTGGTCCTGCAGGGTTAGATAGACCTGATTTAAATTTTATTCAAAGATTTAGTAGAGCAATGGGTGGTAAAAAATATGCACAACCCGGAGAGATAACATTTGAGCCTCCTTATGGGCAAGGATTAAGATATTATGGCGATGAAGATGATGAAAGAATGGGAGATGAGAGCAATATACCTGTAAATGTTGGAACTGATAAAAAAGGTAAATTTGTTGAAGAACCATTTGGTGAAGGAGATCCTGTTGATGATGCAGCTTCTTTATATGCTGAAGATGACAAAAAAGAAAAAGCAAAAGTAGCAGCTAAGAGAGCAGCAGATGCAGCAAAACCGCCTACATTAGATGAGCAGTTAGTTGCTATGCAACAAGATCTTGCAAAAAGCAGAGAGCAAGACAAGTATTTAGCTTTAGCACAGGCAGGATTAGCTATTATGGCATCAGATAAACCTACACTCGGACAGGCAATAGGAGAAGGCGCTGGTGTAGGATTGCAGGCTTACAGAGATGCACAAGAGAGATATCAAGAAGGTGTCGTGGATTTATTAAATGCAAGAGCTAAGTTAGCTAAAAATAAAAATGTTTTTAGTATGGATGATGCCTTAAATAGAGTTATTGGATTAACTAATTCTATAGCAAAGTTAGAAGAGCAAATAATAGAAGCTCAAGAGTTTCCTACAGAAGAATCTAAAAAAACAGTAGAGGGATTAAAGCAAGAGCTTAAACAGACAAGAGCTTTAAGGGATCAGCTTACAAAATCTTACACAGGTATAAATCCAAACTATTTTAGTAAGGCAGAGGTACAAGCAGCTATTAAGAAGCAGGATTAAGATGGCAACATTTGACGTTAGCAATCCATTAGATGGCAGATTATATACATTTGAGATAGATGGAGACACTCCTACAGAGCAAGAATCTCTTGAAATACAGCAGTTTTTAGCTTTACGAGGTCAAGAGAATGTTACAGAGCAAGTTCCTGATGATGGTAATTTATTTACAAAAGGTGTATCAAGAGGAATAGACCAACTGCAAAGAGCATATGGTGATGCCCTTGTTGGAGTTGGCAAAGGTTTTGGTATAGAGGGTCTTGTAAATTATGGGCAAGAAGTATCAGAGGAAAATACTAGACAATTAGAAGAACAAGCAAAGGATGCACGAAGATTAGATAGTATCAATAATCTTTCTACATTTGGTGATTATGCAGCATCGACATTTGGTGAGCAGTTACCAAATTTAGCCCCATCGGTTATAGGCGGTGTTGTTGGCTCTATTTTTGGCCCTGCTGGTACAATTGGCGGTATTAAAGTAGGAACATTGATAGGTGCAGGACTTGCTAATTTGCCGTACTTTTACGGTACTTTTGTTCCATCCGCTACAGATCCCGTTACAGGAGATGTTAATCAACTAAAAGCACTTACATATGCAGCCCCATCTGCCGCTTTAGATACATTAGGTGATTTATTGGTCACCGCAGGATTTGCAGGTAAATTATTGTCGGGTGGAGGTTTGTTTACTAGGGCTGGAAAAGGCGCAGGTAAGGGTGTTATAGCCGAGGTCCCGACTGAAATAGGTCAAGAAATATTACAAAGACATGCTGAAGGCAAACCTCTTTGGAATCAAGAGGCATTAGACACATATATAGAAGTTGCCGCTGCCGCAGGTCTTGTTGGTGGTACAGTTAGTTCTGTTGGTAATATTGTAGGTGGTGATAAGGACAAACAACCTGACAAGATTAGTCAATTAGATAGTGACGATAGAATAATGGCACAGCAAGTTCAGACTATGAACACAAATGCTGTTAACT